GTAGTTATGCCTAACCTTCGGCTCTGGCAATGGCACCTCTTTTGTTATCTCGTACATCTATTCCTCCATACACGCTATAGACCAATCATATACGCAAACTATGCGTACATGCAAAGTCATAGAAAACCGGATTTTTCTTTGGTGCGGGGACGGTAGAGGGGCACGCAAACAGAGAGGCCAAGTCCCATTTGATCGACCGACATTGCAGGCCTTATTCGATGCACTGCAAGCATGTTTTAGAGCATAGCTCTAGGTAGGCTTAAACGTGCGTGTAACGGGCTTTGCCCATTTAGCTAGTTACCCCATTGACCCATAACCCCGAAGCCCTAAAAAGGCTAACTGCCGGGCCGGTTGGTTACCCCTATAAGCACATAACCCTACTGATCCTTGGATACACGTATAGGCATATAAGAACCTGCCTATATAGGTCTTATATTATAAATGTATGCTTATAGTATACGTCTAACTATCGTTAGACGTAAACCTATAGAAAAAAAATAACGTATAGCTATTGAACTATAGAGTAAACGTGCTACTCTTATATACGTAGCACTTAGTACTTTCCTAATCAATTTAAAGGGGTTCACCATGCTAGACATCATGTTAAAAATAGACTCAAACCCAAGCCATCTGTCGTATCGCATTCGCAGGCAGGGCTTTAAACGTGCCTATTGGCATTTAAGAGACCTAGGCGCCACACGGTATCAGGCGCTGCGTTCAATCTTTTTTGCACTCTAAGGGGAACACCATGCTAGACATCGCACAGACAATTACAGACCGCATCATTTGTGAGCTAGAAAAGGGTTCTACGCCTTGGATTAAACCGTGGAAAAACTTAAGGGGCACCCCGGGCCACGGTATGCCATATAACCCGGTATCAGGCACCCTATATCGGGGAATAAACCATTTTTGGCTTTCAATGGCTCAGGGTTCTTACACTAGCCCCTATTGGCTTACATTTAAGCAAGCGCAAGGCTTAGGGGCTAGCGTAAAAGCTGGCTCTAAAGGCTTGCCTGTAGTTTACTGGTCAATCAATAAAAAAGAATCGAAAGACGGTAAGGGGGAAACCGTGACCAATGCCTATGCTTTTATCAAGCACTACTATGTTTTCAATGTCGAGCAAATCGATGACCTAGTTATCCCGGCCATGCCTGAGACACCTAAGGCCGATTTTGACGCTAACCCTAGAGTTATGGCCTTAGTCGATAAGCTAGGGCTAGAGAATGGGCTAACGCATGGCGGCGATAGTGCGTTTTATAGCCCGGGCCGTGACCAAATCAGTATGCCAGCTATGGCCGCTTTTAATGACGCTGATGGATACCATGCCACGCTATTGCATGAAAGCGTACATGCTACCGGGCACAAGTCTAGGTTAGACCGGGATTTTACTAAGGCTAAGCGCTTCGGGGATGAAGCATATGCTTTTGAAGAACTAGTGGCCGAACTTGGTGCCGCTATGCTCTGTGCCTACACTGGCGTTAATGGCCAAATGCAGTCTAACCATGTCGCCTATATTGCCAATTGGCTTAAGGTTCTTAAGAATGATAAGAAAGCCATTCTTACAGCAGCCGCTAAAGCGCAACAAGCCTTAGACTATTTCACAATGGCCAAGCAAGTAGAAGAAGAATTGGCCGCTTAGCCTTTAGCGTATAGCCCCTTATATGGGGGCTATGCGATACGGGTTACCGTGTCATTTCCTAATCTAACCTTTTAAGGGGCTTTACTATGCTTACACTTCAAGACCGATTAGATCAGCTAATCAATGACGCTAGGCTTGAGTTTTTTAATAGCAGGGGTTCTCTAGTCACTGACGAAAACGTGCTAGGGGTTTTAATCTCTACGCATTTTCAATGGGACGGGCGAGCATGCTTTGAGACCATGCAAGTAGCGTTAGATGATTCTAATTTTCACCGGGTTAACCGAGCGTTAGGGGAAACTTGGCAAGCTATCGAAGGGGCTAACCATGCATAAGATCAAAGCCTATAAAAACGGCCATGCTTCAATTGAAAGGCTTTTCCCTAGCGGCATGTATTTAGTTCAATGCTACAGGGGAAGCGAGCTAGCCGATAAAGTGCGTTGTGATACCTACAAGGTAGCATGCGAGTATTACAAGGCTTTTCAAGCTATAGCGAAAGGGGCTAACCATGCTTGACGCTTTCAAGTTTATTCTCGGCGCTGTAGCCTTCTACGGTAGCCTTTGGCTTATCTTAGTGCTTGGCAGCATAGCCGGGTTTTAATGCCTACCCTTTAACCCTCTTATAAGCCCCTTTAGGGGCTTTTCTTTTATGGTCTAGGGCTAGCCTATGCCCTAACCACTACAAAGCCCTTACAAGGGCTTATAAGGGGCTTTATGCCCTGCCCTATCCTATGCCCTGCCCTTAGTTGAGCAGGTGAACCCAAGTGGATCAGGTCAATTGGATACGGCATAACAGACTGGATACGGAGTTTACCCATGCGCACGCCCGTGTGTGGGCTGGATACGGCACCATTGGTTCCATTGGCACCATTGGTTCCAGAGTTTCCCATTGGATACGGCACCAAAGAGGTCAACCCCTTTGCTGCCCCATGTCCCACTGGCCCCGGCCCTTAAAGGCCAAGGGGCCAAGTCCACCCTATAAGCCTATAACTATAGCTATAGTTCAACACAATCGTAGAATGTAGTTATAACGTAGAACTAAGGTAGACGTATAACCTCACGTATATGTTTTTTTTTATTGTAGGTTTACTCTACGACTACGTTCTTACTATAGCTACAGTTCTTACTATAGCTACGGTTCTTCTTATACTACCTATATATATATAGGGGAGAAGTTATCCACAGAGTTATCCACAGAGTTATCCACATGCAAAAAGATGTTGACAGAGCCTATACTGTGTACTAGTGTAAGCATGAGTCCAGCCGGCGGTGACCTCTTAGACGAAACAACACCGGCAGCCGGGGTCAGGTTTCCTTGTATTGATCCTTTTCCTGATGACCCGGCACCCTTTAATCCTAATCGTGGAGGCTTACATGTACGAACTGTTAGACCAGATACGGCAGCTAGAGATAGAGCTTGCCCAAGCCCTTAATCGTGCTAAAGACAGCGTAGCCTTGCTTGAAGAAGCTGTGCAGAGGCTGAAGGACTACAGGCTAGACATTGAGGGGGAGGACAGGGAATGACCAAAGACGAAATAGGCGACATGATCGCAGCACTGCCTGAAGGCTTAGAGCCTGACGAGTTGATCTTCAGGCTAGTCAATTGGGCAGTAGACAGAGAGCGTGAGGCGTGTGCGATGGTGTGTGAAAACATAGCAGAGGAATTTGCGTATGAACCGCACGACCCAGACCCAATGTATTGCGCCGAAGCAATCCGAAAAAGGGGTGAGAAATGAGTAAGGTAATCCAATTCAGCGGTATCACTAGGCTGGATCTTGAGCCTGATGTCGTACTTGAAAACCTCAAGGGCAAACTGGAAGGCTTTGTTATCGTCGGTTATGGCATTGATGACTCTGAGTTTTTTGCCAGCACTTACGCCGATGGTGGTGTTGCACTGTGGTTGCTGGAGCGTCTCAAAAAGCAGCTATTGGAGGATCAAGAATGACCATCAAAGCAATGAAGCAAGCCGTTCATGTTGTCCCACTCAACGATCTGCGTGAACACATTGCCAGCTTAGATTGCTGGTGCAAACCAACCGAGGAGGACGAGTGGCCCGATGTCTTGGTGCATAACTCGATGGATCGCAGAGAAGAGTATGAGGCAGGGAGGGAGAAAAACTGATGAGCATCGAGGCAATGAAGCAAGCATTGCAGGCTTTAGAGTTTGCGGGTGATCTGATAGCCCCAATTACCGAAAATTGCCAATGCAAAATTTGTTTAGCGCATACCGCACTACGCCAAGCCATCGCAGAGGCAGAGAAGCAAGAGCCTGTGGCATTTGTATCGAAGTGCAACGATGGTGAGTGCTTAATCAGCCTAATAAATCCAGCGGCGGTTTTTTACACCGCACCTGTACACGCCAGCGACATAAGCCAAGAACGTGTCGATGAAACAGCAAAAGATCGACATATATCTTATGTCTGCCCAAATTGTCATTGGTCACTTAATCGTCAGGAGCCTGATACCGACATCTACGACGTTTGGAAGGAGAAGAACCGTGGCTGATTTGTCAGATTACGATTGGTATGAGCCGTCTTACTCCGAGTCACATAAAGACATAAGAAGTTTTGAATGGACGTGTAAGGATGGAAGAAAGATACCTATTGGCAAAATGACAGATGACCATTTGCTGAACGCATACAAAAAGTGTGGTGACGAAGATTTGCTGAAAGAAATGGTTGTTAGGTTGTTTGAAGCCAAACTAAAGGAGAAGAACTCGTGAATTGGCTACTAGGCTTTGTCATGGGCGTGCTACTGGCCGCAGGGTATAACCGCATTACAGACATTCAAGAAGAAAAGCGAAGGCTGGAAGAGGCGCCTATAGCCTTTGGTGTGCCCGAGGTCTTAGAGAGCTACCGGGCAGGCAGAAAGGACGCACTTAAGACCAATCCCGTGAGCTTTGAATTGGAGCAGACATGTCTGGAAGTCTGGGCAAACAAACAACCGTAAGGTGGCGACTATGCAAGCGTTGCTGTCAACGATTCCACTGGAAACCAAAAACCAAGTATTGCGTCAAGTGCAGAAAGATCATTCTATGACCCCAATTTGTGTGTGTTCCACAACCAACAAGAAGGGCTTGGAGCTTTTCTTCAAGTCCATGAAGTTGTACCTACCCAAAGACGTGCCGATATACCTTGCAAGCCGTCAGAAACCGCTTCTAAGCCCCGCACCGTATAAATGGATACCCAACACCTATAAATCGTTCGGAGAGGCTTATAACGCTTGCATGAAGGAGGCGTTTCTTGATGGCCACCAAGAGGTCATCATTGCTAACGATGACATAGTGCTAGATCCGACAAGCTATACGTTGCTTCTTGAAGACCGTAAGCAGTTGCAGGCTAAGAATGTAAAGGTAGGCTTCTTGGGTGCTAGAACCAACATGAGCAGCCTGCACATGAACGTGAGGAATAGGCTGACTGAAGACCACTGGAACGGTATGCAGTGGGCGTCTGAGCAGCTAATTATTCAGGTACCTTGGGTTGCCCCTATCTTTGCCTCTGTGGGCATTGATGGCTGGCCGGGCTTCCCGCACTTGAATTGGTATTCAGATAATGTGGCTTGTGACGACATGGCCAAGGACGGGTTTGTACACTTCCTGAGCAGGTCTTATGTCCACCATGCTTGCTCTCAAACCATTGGTAGAAGCCAAGAAGCCAATACCAAGAATCACAAAGATGCAGAGCCGTGGCTAAAAAACAACAGGCCTGAGTTGCATAAGTTGTACTATGGTGTAAACTAGTAAACGTAGTATCTTCCTAATCTTCGAAAGGGGTATCACATGAGTACACAAATGGAGCTTAACGGCGTGACTGAGGTTTACATCTCGGACGCTACACGCACGACTGACAACAGCCGCACATGGCGAACAATTCGAATTAAAACCGAAGAAGGCACAGTGCTAGAGCTGTCGCTTTGGGCAAACGATTTCGGATTACCCATCACACTCGGGGAGGACTAACAATGGCACTTTCAGCACACGACATAGAGATTCGGCCTAACCACATCTGGGCAGGCGATGCAGGGCAGATTGCAGCAGGTAAGGCGGGTGAGGTCTATATGCTTAAAACAGGCCAGAAAGAGCCTGAAGACCTTAGCGGCAATGAGGCGGTAGAGATGGGCCTTGTTATGCAAGAACCGATTATGAGGGCTGCAGCAGGGCGTTGGGGACTGGAGTTTAAGGATGCCGACTACCACTTAATCCATCCACGGCATACGTTCTTAGCTAGTCACTTTGACTACATTAGTAGCGACGGTAAGACCTTATACGAGGTCAAAAACCTTGGGCACCACCAGCGCAAACACTACGGAGACTCGGGCAGTGAGCAGGTTTCTGATCGCTACCGTGCCCAATGTATGCATGAACTCATTGTCCACCAAGTCGAGAACATCGAGCTTATCGTTTTGTTTGGTGGGCAGGAGTTGTGCAGGTTCCCGCAGACCGTCACAGAGTTAGAGCAAGAGGCGCATATACGTGCTATGGCTGAGTTCTGGGCGCAAGTGCAGACCAAGAGCTTTAACCCGCAGACAATGGCAGACGTGGTGAAGGATGTTTACCGGGTTGATGACGGTAGTTCTATCGTTGCCAATGCCAGCATTGAGACAGCCTGTATCCAGTTGCAGCAGTTAAAGGCCAAGATGAAGGAGTTTGAAGAGGCTGAGGATGGGCTGAAAGAGTTTATCCAGAGCTGGATGAAGGAAAAGGCCACCGTGACAGCCTATGACGGTTCTATCTTAGCCACATGGAAGACTGCTAAACCATCTAAGCGTTTTAGTGCAGAGCTTCTAAAATCAGCCATGCCACAGATTTATGAGCAGTTTGTAGTGGAATCACCCGGTTCACGCCGGTTCCTAATCAAATAAGGGGAACATTATGACCAATGTAGTCAGCATGAAAGAAGGGGCGATTCTTGACCCCAAAGTGATCGAATCCATTGTGATGAATGGCGATCTAAGCAAGCTACAGCCAGCACAGAAAGTGGCGTACTACAACTACAGATGCAGCCAAGCAGGGCTAGACCCCGCTGCCAAGCCATTTGATTTGCTCAAACTCAATGGGAAGGAAATCTTATATGCCAACGCACAATGCACTCAGCAACTGTGTGCTATCCATAAACTTAGCACCCAAGTCACGCACCGAGAAAAGATGGATGACATATACCTTGTCTCAGTGCGAGTTACAGGCGCTGACGGTAGACTTTCTGAGAACCAAGGGGCAGTGGCAATTGCACACCTCAAAGGGGACGCCCTTGCCAATGCAGTCCTCAAAGCGACCACGAAAGCGATTAGGCGTGCAGTCCTCGCCCACTGTGGCCTCGGGATGCTTGACGAAACGGAAGCCGAAACAATCCCAAACGCAAGAATGGAACCAATGGTTCAAGTTTCAACACAAGCCGCCCCGTCAATTAGTGAAATCCTTGCAAAGCCTGCCGACGGCATTGCTCTGATGGTGCCGGGTACTGATGAACCCTATGCTTATTACGAGACGATGGACAAGTGGGTGGATGCTTTCCTAACCATGTTCGACAAGATTGCAGCCAATAAAAAGATGGACGCAGGCACCAAGCTGTTAAAAATGTCCGACTTTGAGAAGTGCAATACACGCACCATTCACGAACTCGCTAGGAACCATGAAGGCCTATATTCGGTTTTTTCTGGTGGCGTGGGCAGTGCGAGAGCTTTTGCCAGTGAAGAAGCAAAAAAGCAGTAGAGCCAGTCGGCGGCACCCGCTTCAGTCAGTCAGAGTTAATCCTTCGCTACATGGATAAGGGCCACACTCTGACTGCACTGGAAGCCTTGCAGATGATGGGCGTGTTTAGACTGGCGGCACGCATTGATGATTTGCGTAAGAAGGGTCACAACATCGTGACAGAGGAAGTCATAGAGGGCGGTAAGACGTTTGCCCGTTATCATTTAGTGAAAGGAGTTGGACATGGCGTATGACAGACCACCGGGCACAGGTGCCCTATTCGGACAGAGCAAACCTGATGGCAGCAAAGGGCCAGACTGGAAGGGTGAGCTGTTGCTTGACCAAGACTATAAGGCAGGCGACGTACTCAAGATGGCAGGCTGGATTAAGCAGACCGCTAGAGGGCCGCTTATCAGCCTCAAAGAAGACACTTGGAAGCCAGACCCCAACTATCGTCAGAACCAGCAACCAACGCCTTCTAAGAGCTTTGATGACATTGACGGGGAAGTCCCTTTTTGAGCATGAATAAGATCGAGTTTGGTGATTGCCGAGAAACCATGCGCCGCTGGAAAGAACAAGGAATCAAAGCACAGACTTGCGTGACCAGCCCACCCTACTACGGTTTGCGGAACTATGGTCACGATGGGCAGATCGGAATGGAAGAAACACCAGATGAATACATCAAGGCAATGGTGGAAGTGTTTCGCTGTGTGTGGGATGTGCTGGAAGATGACGGCACGCTGTGGCTCAACATTGGCGACAGCTACTACAACTACCGACCCGGCAAAGGTCAGGCGCTGGTGCAGCAATCAGTTTCAAACAACAGCCAAGACTTGCCGCAGGTATGTGCAAGGCGAGGCAACAAACTCGATGGCCTCAAGGAAAAGGATTTGATCGGCATACCTTGGATGCTTGCTTTTGCTCTCAGGGCTGACGGATGGTATTTGCGGCAAGACATCATCTGGCACAAACCAAACCCTATGCCTGAATCTGTGCAAGACCGTTGCACAAAAGCGCATGAGTATATTTTTTTGTTGAGCAAGTCTCAGAAGTATTACTACGATAGTAAATCTATTGCTGAACCTCATAAGGATGTTTCTGTTCAAAGGTGGGGGAATGGTGGTGAAGACACGATAAATACAAAATACGATAAAGAGACTCCGCAAACATCGGTTGGCAATTTAAGAAATGGGAGCAATCCACTGAGGGATGGTGGAGCAAACAAAAGAAGCGTTTGGACGGTTACTACCAAGCCATACGAAGGCGCTCACTTTGCCGTGTTTCCTACTGACTTGATAGAACCATGTATTCTTGCTGGTGCGACTGCTGGTGGCATTGTCTTAGACCCTTTTATGGGTTCAGGCACTACCGCACAGGTTGCTCAGAATCTTGGCAGGAAATACCTTGGCTGTGAGTTGAATCCTGATTACAAGCCATTGCAAGAACAGCGTTTAATGCAACAGTCATTGGAGTTTGTGTAGTGTCTAAACTTGCACGGGACAGAGGGGCGAACTACGAGCGAGAGGTTGCCGCAGCCGTCTTTGATGCGACTGGCATCAAGATCAAGCGCAACCTTCAGCAGTACCAGACCGCAGAGTTAGGCGACTTAGAGCTTGGCCCCTTCCTCATTGAGTGCAAGCGCAGACGTAAGGTAGCAGTCTACGAATGGATGGAACAGGCCGACAAAGCATGTGACGCAGATCACATTCCCGTTGTAATTTTTAGGGGGGATGGCAAGAAGAGCATGGTTATGTTCCACCTAGAAGACGCATTGAAGCTGATGGGCAATGAGTTAACCCCACCTGAGCCAGAGCAGGGAGTTCCCGCAAAAGGAACAGATTAGGACGTTGACGGTGGGCAACGGTTCTGGCACCCACCACCTAACATAAGAGGACATCATGCCACGTAAGAAGAAAGAAGCTATACCTACGCTACCTGAAATACGCATACAACTGGCTACACCGATGTATGGTGGGCAGTGTACCGGGGTCTTTGTTCAATCCCTGCTTGAGCTAACTGGGATGTTAAACAGCCAGAACATACGCCTAGCCTGTGCCTTCATGTTTAACGAGAGCCTTATCACTCGGGCAAGAAACAACCTAGCCGACCAGTTTTTGCAGACCGATAACACGCACTTACTCTTCATTGATGCTGACATGAAGTTTCGGGCAATTGACATCCTAAACATGATTCTTGCTGACGTGGATGTGATTACCGCCATCTGCCCAAAGAAGGAGATTAACTGGAACACCGTGCGAGAGGCGGCACTGGCAGGCGAGGAGAACCTTGCCAAGCGCACGGGCAGCTTTGTAGTCAACCTGCTTACTAACACCTCCCATATCTCTGTGCCACAGAACCGGCCTTTCGAGATTGCGGCAGGCGGCACTGGCATCATGCTAATTAAACGCCGTGTCTTTGATAAGATGAAAAAGCACGTTCCTTTTTTCCGCAACGACATGAGCCACATGCCCGGTGGCAAGCCTGTCTTCCAGTTCTTTACCGAAAGCATTGATGAGAAGACGGGCCGGTTACTTAGTGAGGATTATCATTTCTGCCACAAATGGCGCTCACTAAAGGGTAAAGTTTGGGGGGCACCGTGGTGCAAGATTGGGCACTTTGGTAGCTACTTGTTTGAGGGGCAGTTAATCGAAGACGTACCACCACCGGGAGTAAAGAATGGATCAAGTAATGGGGCTACCAAGCGACGAGGAAAGGTTCAACCACGAAGTGCAAAGTGAACAAGAATGGGTGCATGACATGCTCGGCACCCCGTGGGCAGCAGAGGTAGGCAAGGACGGGGTTATGAGGATCATCGACAAGGACGGGGTGTTGGTCTTTAAGATCGACTCCAGAAGCCCTGAGTACGCAGCACTGTCAGCCGCAGTCATCATTGAGTCTGTGAATGGAGCGTAAAGCCTTCGATCAAATTCTCCATGATGAGAATGACACAATAGCTAAGGAGGTTGTCAGGAGCTTCCTAGAGGCTGTTTGGGGCTACCCTGTCACTGAGGGTGGTCAGTACGACGTAGACCTGCTGATCTATGAGGAGGACACGATCTGTGGCTATGTCGAGGTTGAGCGTAGGCACAACTGGGATAAGCAGCACTTCCCTTTTGATACGCTTCATATCCCAGAGCGTAAGCGCAAGTTCTTCACGCTCGACCAGCCAAGCCTATTGTTTGCCGTAAGTAAAGATTGCAAGTGGGCGGTGTTTGTGCCGGGTGAGATTGTTTTGCAGTGCCCAGTCAAGATGCTGGACAACAAGTTCTGCTTTCAAGAGCCGTTCTTCGTGGTGCCGATTGAATACTGTATGTTGGTTGATCTCGAAAAAAAACCCGACGGGGTAAAAACACCGCCGGGTCAACCCTGTGACTCAGGGGGGGAGGATTAACTTTTACGTTTGGCTGTGCGTGCAGACTGCTTGAAAGCCTTTGCAGTAGGGGCACCCTTGGTACCGGGTTTCCTCATTCTCTCGCCACTACCGGCAGCGATACGTTTACGTTTGGCGTTAATGTTTGAATAGAGTCCACGTTTTACCGACATTTCCATCTCCTTAGCGATGCTCTAGCCCGTGTAGCAGGGCCTTTGGCTTTGGCAACAACGCCACGCATACGGGCACAAAACGACTTCTTACGCCCTTCATCCTTCTTTGTCTTGGGATTGGGGGCAGGTGCCTTGAGCTTGCTGCCTGTCGCTCTATTGTACTTGGCACGGCCCTTGGCTGTTAAGCCAGCACCCTGCTTTACGGAGAGCTTTTCACCCCGTCCAAGTGATAAAGAGACACCTTTCTTCTCAGCCATTTAAGCAACCAATCCGTCTAGGTACTCCGTTTTACCGTCCTTCACCTTAGCCGTCAAGACCTGCTTCTTAAGATCGTAGGCGTTGTAACTGACATGAACCCATCCGCTATCAGGTATGCCGGGCGTGTAAAACTCCAGAATAACTTGGGTGTAGTTCAGGTTATCCACAATGAATTGTGCCAAGTCAGCGTTAGCAATCCCCGGAATCTCAATGTCAGCGGCCATCCCTTTGCAGTGATCTGACCTCGGACTGCCGCCAACCTTAGCGTTTACTAGAGGATGACGGTAGCCACTGTTGACCTTCACACCACGGTTGTAGTGGTTGCGTATCGGTTGCAAGACCTTTTCGCAGAGAATGATAAGGTTCTGTAACTCCGTATCGCCGGGATGATTGCCCATGCTAAAGCGCAGCGCAGTCTCCGATTTGGTCATTTCCTCAAAGGTAAAGTTCTTAGTCAGGTTCATTTCTTCTCCATGATTTCATCAAGCTGCTGTGACTTTTCTTTACTGCCGACAGAAGACCCAAAATAGTAACCAAGGATCATAGTCACGGCACTGGTCAAGGCACCTAGCACATAGATGATGATGTCTTTACTGGCCTGATCGACAGGTACAAATAGAATGACCGCAAACAGAACAAACGAAAGGCTGACGGTGCCAAGCGCAAGCACGGGTGTGACTATCTTGTTGAGCGTGGGTGCGTTGGCGCTTATGGCAATCTGAACCTCCCGGTCACGGGCAGACTGCATGTCTTTAACATGAGCCTCCAGTTGGGCTAATTCTCCTTGCTGTGCCATCTCCATGAGCTTGGCTTGAGCTTGGGCTTTGGCCTCTGGGTTAGGCAGAACCTTGTCAAGAACCTTCTCGCCAATCGAGAGTATTGCGGCTAATGGGGTCATTTTGCGTACCTGAAGATAAAGTCAACTGCCATGTATAAAAGCAGGCACCCAACCACCACGACGGTTGAACTGCCACCATAAAGGAACATGTCGTCCCAGAACTTCTTTTGCATCATCTCTTGCTCTTGCTTCATGCGGATGCGGTCTGCCCGTATTTTCCTGCGCATTTCAAGGAACTTGCGGTAGCCGTCCATCGAGCCGTAGCCACCTTCAAGGTTGGCAAACGCACCATAGAGGAACTCATGCCTAATCTCACGTTCCATCTCAGCCAGCTTATGCTCGGCTTCAAAGACGTTGAAGGCTTCTTGCGTGTCATTGTTTGAGTCTAGTTTGCCAAAGAGTTTGGGTTTCTGAGGCTTGTTTTTCGCAGTTATTATGTGCTGTTCTAGTTGATCGGCTAGCCCAACATACTTACTTAACTGCGACCAAACGCCTTCAGCCTCTTGAGCGAACTCAGAGGCTTTCTTTATTCCACTCCACACCGCTGAACAAGCAGCAAGTATCGTTACTGGGTCGATGATAACCCCCTATCACAACCAAGCCCCTAACATACCTACAGGCCCTCACCGGGCGTTATGTACAGTCGAGCATTGTTATGCGTCGAGATAATACGAACATACACAGTTTTTGTTGCACTGACTTGTGGGCCAGTGAAAGTCTTTTCCGTGTATGGGGCAATTGCTACTACTGCCGCACTAGCGCCATCGACAGGAATGGTAGCCGTTAACGTATCTGACTCGCCATAGGCCGCAAACACGGGGTCATTTTTGTCTGGATTGAAGACAAAGTATTGATTGCATGGGCTAACAGCAGTAATGAGAGCGACGTTGCCTTGCGTATTTGCAGTAGCCGCAAACACCGCCACCGTGTTACCCATCGGTTGAAAGGCGATGTTGTTAGCCATTAGTAGAACCTCTTTTTGAATCCCGTAACACCCGGCGTGGTAGGCGACTTCTTCTGATCGCCACTGCCAAAACACATCATAGGCATAAAGCCGCCTACAGGGTTGGTACGGCTAGGCTTACCCATGCCGTAGGTGTCGGCAATGGAGGCTTGACGAACGGGCTTACCGGCACTGCCCATGTTCATAGCAGAGGCGTACACCTCAGTCTTCTTGATGCTTACTTTCATCTTTTTTCCTTTCAATGCTAATGCAAGGTAAAAACACGCAAACGCTGAAAAACGCAGCCATAGCCATTCTCTCGTATGTAGGCTCGAACATCGTCCAGACGGCCAAGGCAAATGACATCGCCATTGCTAGGATCGTCAACAATCGCATAGAGATGGTCTGCACGGCAACTCGTACTATCTTCAACAACATTGTTTCTTCCATAATCAATCCCCTTCGTCATCGTTATAAAATCCTTTGCCCCATTCATCGTCGCTAATCTTTTGCTTGATCTGCTCAAGTTTTAGCGCCCGATCTAGGACTTTTGTTTTGTCAGTCAGGCTTGCAGCAGGGTCAGCCATTACCTCTTTGAGTAACGTGCCAACAGCTTCTTCAAGCTCTGGGTTTAGCCCCTTAACCTTCTTCATCGCTCCATCTTTCTCCCGGAGCGTTTATCACGCTTCATCCGCATAATGACCTCTCCACCGTTATTCTGGCGTATAGGCATAGGCGCACCCTGCTTCAGATTGCGGTCAGGGTTACGCATCTCGTCGTACTTACGATCTCTCGGTTCGGCCATTTTTACGACTCTCTTTCTTAGCTGTGCGTGCCGTGTTCAATGCTATCGCAATAGCTTGTTTCTGTGGTTTACCACGTTTCATTTCCTTGCTAATGTTACTACTAACCGACTTTTGGCTATAGCCTTTATTGAGTGGCATTTTCATCCTCCATCACAGACATAACTTCACGGCCAATAGTGGGGCCACCGTAACTAACAATAGCGTTTTTGAGCAAGCTCTTAACTAGTGTCAGCTTTTGCCCTGCATTTACAGGCGTTACAAGAATCTCTTGCAACTGACCTGCAAGCTGTTGGTTGAACCGCTGGTCAATAAGGCCAGCATCAATAAGCCTGTCGCCAATGTACTTCCATTTGTCAGCAGCAGTCTTGGGGCTAGAACTAGCTAAATCAGCAACCACTTGCGATACGGCATCTGCAAAACGTTCTTTGCCAGCAGGGTTAGCAAGAATGACTTTAGCTGTCTCAGTAAGCTCATTGGTCTTTTCAGACATAACAAGATCACGCACCCTAGCAGGCCCAGATTGATCGCCTCTGGTAAGTAGATCAGCCGTTTCTTGAGCAGACTTCCTAAGCGCTGCAGCCTCTTTGGTTAGCCCGGTAGCTACCTGTTCAGCCGCACCAACTTCAGTTTTACCGGCACGCTCTGCCTGCTCTTGCAAAGCACGCTGTTGGCGTTGTACTGCTTTAGCAGAAGCGCCTAGCTGTTGTTCTGCTCCACCAGTAATGTCACGAAATTGCTGTTCGCCAGCGGTAATGGCTTGCTGAGATTGTCGCTCACCGGCTGCGGTAAGCTCGCCTACTCTACGCTCACCAGTACGCTCTGCACGCTCTGCGGCTCTTTTTCCAGCCTCTTCAACACGGCGAGTAGCGGTTTCAGTGGTGCGAGGAATAGTACGCATTTCAGTGCCTAAAGCCTCTGCTAACTTGCCACGACGACCTGATACACGCTCGGCAGTGCCAAGACGCTGTGCGCCAGTCATAAGCTCTTGTTGAAGGCGTGGGAAGGTATCTAGCCAGTCTTGCGTCTTGCGGTCAGTAAGGAATCGTTGAACAGCAGGGCCATCTGCATTTTGAAGAGTATTTGCAACATAGCTACGTGCAATGTTTTCTGCTTGTTCTGGGCCAACAGTCTCTACTAACTGCGATACACCCTGTTTAGATGAAAACACATTGTCAGCCAGACTAGCGGGGTCAACCTTAAATTGAGCAAAGTCAGCTTCTTCACGGCCTGTAACTCGTTTGGCTAAGTTATTAACAAACCGATTAATAGGTTGCGAGTCAGCTTTGTACCTTTCTAAAAAGGAAGCAAATTTAGGCGCAAACTCTTTTTGTGTGGATTCAACTAAGTCAGATAATCGACCAGCCATTTGTTGACCAATAGCGTCATATCCCTCTGCGGGTAAACCCGATGCACGATCACGCAAACTACGGCGAATGATCTCTAGCTGCTCAAACGAGGGGCGTAGCGCCACATCAATGACTTGGCCGCCATCGCCTTGGGCACGACGAAATCCTTGCAATACGTCTCTGATGCTTTGTATTTGGTTGCGAATCGTACCCTCTGGAACACCTACGGTGCCCGTTACAGGGTTTCGCAACATTGTGTTTAGTTCTTGAACCGCATTTTGCGCCGATTTGGTTTGGGAAAAGGAAGCGCCAGCCGCCTCTTTTTGGAAGGCTTCGCCAAATGCTTCTTGAGAATACGTCTTAGCATTGTCAGACCTTGTTTTGCGTAAACCATCAAGTACCGACGTAAAACCTTCACGAATGTCTGTGCCAATATCGCTAATTTTTTTAGGCTCGCCCACTTGAAACTGGGCTTGTTGCACTCGCTGTTGACCAGTAGTGCGCAAACGCTCTCGTACACCACGCAATCTTTGTATTCTTTGTTGTGCCTGCGCCGCAATCTGGTCAGCCTGTTGCTGTGCTTGCGCTATGGCTTGGTCAGCATCAATACGGGCCACCGACTGCAACTGTAGAGACTGGCCCTGCACTTGTTGCATGATTTGATTGGCACGCTGTCTACCCGCTTCAATAGCCTGCCTTGCACGGGTTTCTGCATCTTGCCGCAACCCTATGGAGGCGTTTTCAAACTGGCTTTGTAGGGCACCAATACGCTGTTGGGTATTGGCATCAATCTGACCTGCACGGGTTTGCGCTGCCGTAAGTAGTTCATCTGCCTGTCGCTCAAGTGTAAGCGCCTGTTGCTCTGCTTGAGACACCCTTTGTTGGGCTGTACGGGCAAGCATATCGGCCACTTCTTTTTGGGCTTGCAGACTGGACTTGCCGCCACGGATTTCGTTGACTTTTTGTTGGATAAACGCCCGTTGCTCGGCAGTCATGCTACCCGGCTGTGCCGCTTCACGCTCTAACATTTGACCAATAGTGGCTGTTTTGGAGGCTCCGGGCACTCCCATTGCCTGCAACCCACGGCCAATAACAGTGCTACCTAAACCGCCTAACTGACGAGGAATCTCAGGGCCAAACGTGCCAGCCAAGAAACGTGCAACCTCTGCTTGCATAGGAGTGCCACCACGGGCCTCTACAACTTGTCCACCAGTCTCGCCAATCAAGCCACCAAGTAAACCGTATCCAGCCTGCCCAAGCCTTTGGCCTCGCATTGCTTGCCCAGTAGAAAGGAGAAAGGGCGCAGCAGGTGCGGTAACAGGAAAAGCGGCGGCAGCGCCACCAGCTAGTGTAAATAGGTCTGGAGCAACAGCACCTAACGCAGCGCCTAAGCCGCCAGCAGTGCCAATCTCTGTGCCACGTTCTTTAAGAGTTTTGCGTTGCGTAGGTTGTTTTGGCTCAACATCAAGCCGGGGCATTTCCATTTCGCCAATTTGCGGTAAATCGTCTTGAGGGACGGGTCGTCGTCGTGGTGTTACTTGATCGGGCAAATCATCAAATGGAACTACGGCCATTATTTATACTCCCACTCGCCATTTCTAAACACAATAGCCCGACCACTACGGGAAGTAGACTCATCACCTTCCCGTGGGCTTTGGGTAAGAGTTTGTTGTGTCGGCTGATTGTCTACGATGGTTCCAAACAAAGCAGGCTGACGCAGTAAGGCTTGCGTAGACTGACTAAGGCTGCGCTGACCACCCGGCAGTATTTTGAGAACATCATCAACACTGTAGGGCAATAAACCGTCTACTTGTTTTTTAAGTTCTTCGATTTTCTTAAACTGCTGCTCATTCGCACCAGAATTGGTTTCAAAAACCTCTAAGCCAATGTCAATCTCTTGCTTGAGTCGGGCAAGATACAGCGCCATATTGATTGCTTTGTCACCTGCCTTGGGCCTCAAAGCGTCAAAAGATCGAATGTTGGCTTGCGTCGTGCCACTAGCCAAGCCTTGAGCTTCGATCCTAGCAAGTGATGCAGCAATCTGCTCACTAAGCTGTTGAAAGGCACGCTCATCTTCTGTGGTCATGTCACGGGCAGCTAGCGCTGTGAGGCTGCCAAGCACTGTATTTGGGTCGGCGGCAATGATTCCAGCAAAAGCAGGCATAGCGGCTGTTTCTGGCGAATCAAGAAGGTTTTTGAAGTCTTGAACAACGCCCACCAGCGCAGTAAATGTGCGCAGTGCAAAGCTACGTTCCCGCACGCCAGCTTGAGCGGCTTTGGGAGGCGCTTTGCCAATAACGCCGGGAGAGCCTACTCTAAGATTTGACGGGTTAAAACCTGCGGCATTAACGTCAACCACCAATGGAACGGTTTTGCCGTTTTCATCCACTCCTTCAATGGTTGTAAGCCTTGGAGCTAGGCTTTTAGGTTTGATGCCGGCCTCAAACGCTTTTAATGTCATTTGTTGCCCGAGCTTTTCCATGTCCTTGATGGCCGAGCCATAGCTTTTAAGGTCGTCAAGGCGTAAATGGGCGGCAGCTACGCTATCTTGCAACTCGGGTGCAAAGGCTTTGAGGCGTGCAATACCAGCACCACGCTTGGCAGCCTCTTCTTTCATTGCCATTTCATAAACGCTTTTAGCATTAGAAACTTTGTCTTTGTACGCTTGCAGTTCAGACTCAAACTGCTTTACTGAACGCTCATAAAGGTCTTGCTTGCCGGCACGGTAGCCCTCTGTAATACCCTTCATTGACGTTAAGGCAGCTTGACCACTTACTGAGCCAGCAAAAGCACCAAGAAGGGCAGTCATAGCAGCCAGTTCAAGACCTGCTTTAGGGTCAAAATCTTCAACTTGGCGTACTGGCATTTGCTCCATTGCGCCTTGCAACTGCCGATTGGCTTGGCCCATGCCAGTTGCAAAACCTTCTTCTACGGTTACTTCTTCTTGAACTTGACGACGTTTAGCACCAAGTTCAGCCTGCGATTTTTGGCGACGGGCCTCAGATTCTTGACGCAATATTTCAGGCTGCGCCTCTTTTGCCATTTGAAACTGTTTTCTAGGCGACTTTTCGGCAGCAATTCGGCTAAAGCCAAAAGGTTCGTTAGCTTGGTTAATAGTTTGGGCTAACTCAGCCATTTATCTCACCTCGGGTCGTCGTGTTACAGCAGCTTCTTGTGTCATTTGAGGCTGAATTTGCTGTTGAGTCTGTTGTCCACCACGGGGTTGACCTGCGGTTGCTCTGGCTAGGTCGCCCATAATGCTTGCAAGAATCTGTGCCGTCTGCGTATCTGACTGCAACTTGGCACGAATCGCCGCCTCGTCGTAAGCATTGGCAAGGTTAAGCTGCTTAATGGCATTGTTTAGATTTGTTTCAGACAACCCTGCACGCTCTCTAGCCAAAGTGTTCTCAATCATGGCCTGCTGTGTGCCACTAGTTGCCCCACGGGTTGAGGCCGCTTGACGCATAGAAGCCCTGCGTGCCTCTTCTTGCCGTGCCTGTTGAGGCGTAAGACCACCAGTAAGGGCTTGTTGGCGTAAGGCTTCGCCTTGTTCACGCAATGGCTGACCAAGGGCACGCAACTCATTTGCGGCAGACCTGCCTTCACGTCTTGCACTTCTAGCGGCTAGCAGGCTAGGCAGGCTTGCAGCGCCCGTGGTAAGTAGGCGAGAAAGCATTGGGTAGCTTTGACTAAATTCACCGTATTTTGCTTCTAAGCCACGCAGACGGTCGCCAATGCCAGCAGGTTGAGCTTGATCGTCGGCACTAAATCGCTCAAATTGATCTGGTGTCATGCCACGCACACCACGGGTGGGACTTAATTCTAATCCTTGAGTTTGTGGCATAGCAGGTTGAAACTGTCCGGGGCCAAACCCAATGTCCGTTAAATTAGTTACATTTGTGCCATAAAAGCCACCGGGCTGCGCCTCTACATCATAGTTATACTGAGGTTGCGGTTGATTGTAAATGTAATCCTCAAACGAAGATGGATCAAGAGGTTGTTGAGGTTGATTGTAAATGTAGTCCTCAAACGAGGCTGGATCGGGTTCAGGTTGAAACTCAGGTAAACCCGTCATAGGGTTCATTCTACCGCTGCCACCTGACTCAAGAAGCATCTGCGCTTCCTCTGGTGTAATATGAGCCAACATGCTGTCAGGGCCACGGCCCATTTGACGCAACAACTCGGCTAATTCTTGGGCGTTTCCAAGGCCACCCATGCCCGTTAAAGTTTTCATAGACCTAACGCCCTTCGTAGTCGCAACGAACGTCGGTTCCAAACGGCCCGTTGTTCGTCTGGATCGCCGCCAAATAACGGCTCTTTAGCCCCTAGAATACCCGCTAACGCCTCTCCTGTCACTCTACTTGCAAAGGGTGTGGCAGGTCTTCCATCGGGCGAATCGAATATAGTTACGGGCCTTAATGGAGATATATCCTCTCCCGCACCGCCTTCGCCTTTACCGCCCCCACCAGTGCCCTCACCTTCTCGACCTGCACCCGGCCCAAACCCTCCTGTGCCCGATCCCGGCCCTTCGCCTTCAGCGCCAGAGCCACTTCCAGCACCTTCTCGACCCGCACCGGGGCCTGCACCACCACCTAACCCGCCCGTGCCTGCACCCTCGTCGCCGGGTAAGCCCGTACCAAAACCTCCTTGCACTAAGTCGCCAATGACTTCGCTGCTAGGTCTGCCTCTATCACCTTCTTGTTGCGATGCACCAATATCGCTAATTCTGGTTCCGAGGGAAGACTCCGTTGCGCTTATTGCGTTTACTTGCTCCTCTAAAGTCGCTATTTCAGCGTCCAACATCTCTTGTAAATCTGGCCCCAAAGCGGTCAAAAGACCCTGTTCACGCAATCTTTCTTGCTGTTCGAGCGCACGGGCAAGGTTATTTTCAACTTGTTCACGTTCTTTAGCGGTATCTTGCAGCCTGCTCTCAAGAAGATTGAGTTCAAAGCGCAAGGCCTCTTGTAGCGTGCCGGGAGTAGCGCCGCCGGGTGTGCCACTGGCACCTTCTGCGCCTTCCGCACCCGTTGCGCCCTCTTCATCTTTAGCCTTTTCGCCCGGTTGCAACGATTCTGGCTTGGGACGTGTTTCAGGTTGTTCAATGTTGCGTTGTACTTCATTGACACTGGTTGGCGTAAGCACAACATTGTTGTCAATAACGTCAGGATAAAAAACAAGTGCGGAAGTGTCCGATGCAAACACTCGGTCGTTATTGGGCAGCACAATTAGAGTAAATCCTTCGCCCCCAATATTGAATTTTTGGTTTCCTCGGTCATCTGTGCCAAGAAGATTAAATGGCAATCCACTGCGAGTTTGACCAAACCCACCACCGCCAATAATTGCATAACCTTGTCCACCAGCCTCAGATGTAAATTGGCGCAAATCTATACCACTACTAGCGCCAGCAACTTGGTTATACAACCCACTTAAATAGTCTTGAGTCTCAGATATAAAACGCTGCAAATTACTACGATCAGCATCGTTGAGGTCGGGCATCATCTCAAGCGCATCTTGAGCGTTGCGCAAAGCGTCTTCAGTATTTGTAATTTCAGCTTGCAATTCGTCTGATGGCGCAAATAATCCGCTTACGCCCTCCCCGCCAGCAACTTGCACGCCCTCGCCTGATAAACCGCCAGTTTGTAACTGGTCTTCAAGAATAGCGGCAATACGATCTGCTTCTGTTTGTGGTCGCTCTAAACCAGATAAACCTGCTTGCAGAACAATGCTTGGGCCGGCAGCTTTAACAGCATCTCCAACATCTTCCCCTCTAACTGCTGCATCTGTTGCTACTTGTGCAAACCCTTTTGCGCCATTGAAAACTGCTGTCAAGGCTTGTGGGTTTGTTGTAAGGTTCTTGCTTACGAAATCCACCGTTTTGTTAGCAGCCGCCGTTCCTACGCCACGGGCTACAAGACTTGCTCCCAATGCCGTGCCGAAGCCATCACGATTTTGAGCGTCAGCAACAACAGCATCAGCAATTGAGCTTGCAATAATGTCTTGCGCCTGTTTTAAACCCAAACCAGTTGCATTAGCAATGTCTTGCACGTTTTGTTCGCCACCTAACAAGGTGTTAGCAATGTCTGCGGAACTGGCAATGGCACCCCCAACAATGGCACCCGTAATCATAGACTGCTCAACATTGCCGCCCGTAGCTACGGCAATAAGCCCACTAACCCCTGAATTGACAACAGCATTACCAACAACTTTAGCTGTTGCAGTATTAGCAAGCTCAGTAGGTAAAACGCTATTACCAACCTTTGTTGCATAGTCAGCACTTGCAAATTCAGTGCCTATGTAAGTAGTGGCCGCAGCCATTGCTACTCGCTTAGGGTCAATTTCCCCGGTTGCAACATATTGCCCAAAGGCACTTCCAACCGCCGCACCGGGAACGCCACCATAGTAAGCGCCGACAATAACTGCAATTGGCTCAATAAAAGCGTTTAAATCACGTCCAAGTAACTGTTGACCAATGGATTTGGTCTTTTCGTGAACGGGAAACAAAACCGCACGGCCTTGGGTGTCAAACTGGATGCCGAAGTTAGCACCATCCTTAACGCCACCAAACACATCACCCCATTTATCGGCACCTGTATCACGATCTTTTGTAATCCTAAAAAGCGTTTCGTTGGTTTCTCGGTTTACAACGAACCTTTTACCATCGTCATCCTTTTTTTCGGTAAGCTGCGCAAGACTGCCAATGCCTTTATCTGCTAATTTTTTGGCTTGCTCTGTAAATATTTTGTCTAAATCGCTTTGCCTGCCGCCGTAACGTGCTTTGGGTTCGTACTCTAGAATGGTGCCGTACATGCTTTTAAGCTGCGTAGTCAGGTTACTAACCCGATCATCGTAGCTTGCAGGGGCAGTAGGAGTGGGTGGCGCAACATTAGATACGCCCGGAGGCACTTGTACCGTTGCTCCTATTAAGTCTTCAAACGACATTTCGTTAACAGGACTTTCAGGTAACGGAATGGTTTGAACAGGGCTAGTGAAAGACGGAGAAAGCGTAAGCGTTTGGGACGGGCTTGGCGTAATTCTAAGTGTCTGCGTTGTAGAGGGCGCAGGGATAGGTTGATTGATCGTAATGCTTTGTGGCCCTTGCGTTGCAGTGTTTGCAACCGAACCTGTTGGCGAGGGTGGCCCCATATTTAGAAAAGGAGAACTAGAGGCCCTCTGTGCTGATGCCAAAAGGTCTTCAAAGCTAAGGTTTTGAATCGCCATCTTAGGCTCCTAAACGTCGAGCAATCTGCTCATGGATAAGCAAATGTTGCTGTATCCAGTCATAAAAGTCATCTTCTTGGTTCCAGTCGCTATCAAGAAGGTTAAACGGATTGTCCAGATCAAGGATTGTGGCAAACGACTGATGCTCAATCTGATGAATAGCCAGCCAATCGTCCAAGTCTTCTACGTCAGCATCAATAAGCGGGTAGCGTGGCACCTGAAAACCAGAGTCTTGCAAGCGTTCAGCAAAGGATTGATGCTGGATACCGTTCTCAAAGAGAAACTCATTGAGGCCATCCGGGTCGCCAAAGCGCACCTGAGACAAAGCATCCATGTTGTAAGCCATTACTTATCAGCTTTCTTGCGCAATTCTTGATAAATGTCGGTCAACATCTGTTTGATCTCTTTGAAGTCGTCCTTGACATCATCCCTTTGGGCGTAGGTCTTAGGCAACTCTTCCCGTAGCTTGGCAAGATCGGTTTTAAGTTCTTTGACGGCTGACCAAAGCTCCCGGGCAAACCAGCCCAGTCCAGTAAGTCCAATGCCACCAACGAGATTAAGTAGGTCTTGTAAGGCCACGTCACACTCCGTAGTAAGGGATTTTTTTGGTTGTACCGTTAACGACAATCGAAACATAGCCTTCAGGCACCAATGGCAACTCATCGGTTGCAAACGTAGCCGTTGCTGCCGTAGCTAAGTTAGCAAATAGGTTAGCCGTCACTGACACATTGGCTGCCGTAAGGTTAGCTACCTCAATTACGCCGCCGCTAATGTTGACGTTACTAGCATCTTGCGTAGACATTGTGCCAAGGCCAGAGACTTCAGCATTGGTAATGCTTACCGTGACGTTAGAAGCGGCTGTAAGCCTGCCTTGCTGGTCTACGGTAAACGTGGCAATGGTATTAGCACCGCCGTAAGAGTCGGGTGTAACCGCAGTATTGGCTATAAAGACGTTGACGTTGGCTTCTAGGTTGCCGCCACCGCCTAATCCTGTGCCTGCTATGACATAGACATTGCTTGCGGCAGCATTGACATTGGCAGCCGTTAGTACAACCGTGCCGACCTGCCCGTTTACAGAGCTAACAGAGTCGGTGTTATCAACTTTTTCCCAGACGCTACCGTTGAATATGGCCCAGTCGCCAATCTGCCAATCGGTAATACCGTCAAGGTTAGTGCTACCGGCTACGTTGACCACATAGTAGTCGCCTTGTATGCCAGTGCCAGAGGCCAAAGTAGGCGTGTTGGTAGAAGCGTTCCAAGTACCTCTGTACGTTACAGCACCTACGCCACCACCGCCTGTTACTGCAAAGCCCCCAAGCGCCTTAAGCATGATTTACTCCTTAAAGTCCATCTCCCGGCGTGATGTACAAGTCGGCAGTGCCAGAGCTTGTAATTGCCGTGAAGTAAGCATTAGGAACAAACGACAAAATCTCGTCTGTCTGCGGTAATAGTGTAAGCACTGCGGTGCTGTTTGCGCCATCGCCAGTGGGGATTACGCAGTTCGTCGTAGAATCGGCTGAAACTTGAGCATAAGCTAACCAGCAGGCCGTGTTGCTCGACAGGTTGATAACCCTATACTGGTTCCCACCTAGCGTGGTGGACGGCACCTGAACGGGCGTAGGAGGCGTTACCGCAGCAACCAGCTTGACGGTCTTACCGAGGGATGTAAAGGCGTTAATTCCCATATTAGGCTCCTGTTACGGCGGTTATAAGTTCTTCAATCGTCGTGGAAGCCGCAATCGCCGCCTCTTTCGCTTCACAGTCTGCAATGATCTTGGCTCGCTCTGCAACAATGTCAGCAGGGATTTCTACACCACGCTCTGCCTTGCGTACTACCACCCAGTCTGTAGCAGCCAATGCCTTGTTAGCAGAGTCTTTAGCTTGAGCAATGAACTGAGACTTTAAGCCCTTAGTCACCAGCCGTTCCGCAGAGTCAACCATTGCTGGTTCACCGTCTACCTCACCCAAGACTTTTACATACATTGGGTTTCCGTCCTCGTCTACTTCTTCCCTGTCCTCTAGCTCTTTAGGGGTGCTGATATACAGCCGAGTAGGGATACCGTTCACAAGTTGGAGGGAGGGATTCGCAGGTGTTACCCAGTAGAAGCGTTGGTCTTTCTGCTCCCCGTCTACTACCTCTACAATCCCGTTCTCAGCCTTAAACTCCGCAGATGGCCCAGAGGCAGGAAAAGAGATGTTGGGAAATAAAGGTCGGATAGACCCTGATGTTTTTACTATTTGGTTGTCTTTGATAATTGCAAACATTTGTTACTCCTTAACGGGCAAGAGATATCTTAAAGGGGTTGGAAGCAAACGCCATATAAATCATAATGTCAGTAGAGTTGTAATTTTGATCGTTTTTTCTAGCTTTGAATCCATTGCTTAATATGTCAATATCTCTGCTACTAACTTCATCTGTATCAGTATTGGCTAGTAAAACAACACTTGCTGGATTGTATGGGTCTGTTTTGTTGTCCCAAATAAACCAGTTTGTTATTTGTGCCGTATTTTTAACCAAAATAAACGCTGGCCTAAAGCCCGTGTACACAAATGTTCCGTCCGTAGAACCATTGCCTGTGTATGACCCAAACTTGCTAAAGCCTTCCACCTCTGCGAAACAGTAGGCGACATAGTTATTGCTTGTAGTGTTTGCGGTTGCTGTGGAATTTAAGTAAAAAACCGAGGATGTTGGTGCTGTGTCTGCCCATATTGGATCGGATGCCGCCGCATTAGTAAGATTTAACAATATCCATTGTGTTGCTCCTAGTGCGCTGTGATAAACAGCCCAGTTCCTTGTCCCATCGCCTCTATTTTTAACAATAATCATTTTTGGCGTGGAACCTAAACCATGTCCAACAGTAGCCCCGTCTGTCGAATTGCCACTATAAGTAACAATAGAGAACCCACTTGTCGTATTGACTGAGACTGTACTGGTTATTGTTCCGTCTGTGTTAGATACGCCAGCACCGTTGGCTTTCCAGTTCCATGCGACATAGGTATCCGCAGAAGTGTTTAATTGAGCAAGCGCACCAACAGTAAAGCCGTCCGTACCAAACGCTGTTAGACCTGTGGCCTCCGCAGTCTCTGCGGTAGTGGTGTTGCTCTCAAGCTGGTTCTGAACCCCTCTAACGGCATCATAAAGCCCGTGGTCAGCCGCACCGTTTCTCTCTTTAATCCACACCCAGTCAGGCTGGAAACCTACACCTGTTACACCAAGGCTTGATCCTGTACCCGTATACAACACCGTATTAAAGTAATCATCGCCCTGCACCACCGTTGGGTCTGGTAGGTTAGTTGTAACAAGGGCTTTGAAACCTGATGGGGCTGTGTGGGCGAAGGGGCGTTGACCGAAGTTTGCAACGACTGTAACATTGTTTGCGTGAACAAAAGGACGCCAAGTTAGTCCAGATGTGATTCCTGTAATTGCACCTTGACTGGAATTGTTTTTGTAAAAAGTAATGGATAAAGCGTCAGCATCAAATGCCACACCAATTACATCATTTGTTGTCCATGTTGCACCGTATGCAGAACCAGACCCATTAACGATTTTGTTTCCGTTAGAGTCATAGGTATACATATCACCCGAAAAATTAGTTGACATTGATGCTGTATCGCTTGCAATACCAACAACACATCCAGGGGTTCCCGACGTAACAACAATTTCAAAATACCATTTACCAGACCTTACCCCAAGTGTTCCTCGGCAATTGTTATTTGGGTTAGTTGAACTGCTAGTCTGCAAGTTTCCTTGTGAAAATGTTAAATTGGTTCCTGCGTCCAAAGGATTCAGCGTACAGTAATTCCCTCTTACCTCTCCACCCGCACCTGTGTCTGTGCCATACCTTGTAGGTGAGTCCACAAGAGAATCGTTACCTGCACCAGCCGCAACAGAGAAGTTGTTCAACGTCCAGTCATTGCCGTTGCCAGAGAGGTCATCACCAAGCGTGGTGGTCGAGGTATTGTCAGAGAAGTTCAGATAAAACCCGTTAGTGCCGTAGGTTCCAGCGTAGCGGATAGGCGACCATACGCCTGTGGTTTCATCCGTTTCACCGAAAGATGATGGGGTTAGTTGCTGACCGTCAATGAAGTGGATTTCGGTCATGTAGCCGTTGAAAAAGTCAATGGCCCCATCGTAAGAGCCAATGCGATGAACAGTAGCAGTATTGAATTGGAAATTATCGTTTTGGTTTGGATATGTTGCCGTTCCAAATGCCGTAACTTGGCTTCCATTTATATAAATTTTTACTCGGTTTGTATTTGTTGCTTGTGTTGTATCTACTGCGACAACAACATGATACCAAGCCGACACATCCCGAAACACTTGCGTTGTTTCTAGTTGACAAGTTGTTACGCCACTAACACGATTAAAAAGTAAGAATGTATCTGACGAACGAAAGTCAAAATAAGCACGATTACTTGCGTCTGTGTACTGGGCCATTAATTGATGATCCGCACCTGTGGCGCACCTTTTCACCCAACCAGACCATGTAAATTTTTGACGATCTCCAGCACTCGCTGGTGTACGAGACAGATAAGCAGAGTCAGCAGAGTTGAACCGCAGAGAGCGTTCGATTTCGTATTCGCCGCCAACAGCACCAGCAGCAGCAGATAACATTGCGATAAGGTCAGCCATTATTGTGAGTCCAAAGAAGCAGGCATACCGTTCCAGTTTGCCCCTGCGTCATACGAGACAAACACCAGAATATCTAAGCCATTTGCCGTCAATGAAGGCGCTAAACCGCCTGACCACGCTACGTTTGTCCATGTCTGTGTATCAGCACCACCGTTACTAAGGGCAAGCACCACACCACTTAACGTATTAGCAGGCGACGCATTGGCAAACGTCCACGTTGCATTGGCGTTAGTCGTTGCGCTATAGAAATTTGCGGTAGCTAGGCTGATCGTTACGTTGCCACTGGTAACGCCCAATGCGCTTCCCTCAATGTTGTAGAACTTGAGCTTAGGTTGGGTAGCCAGATTGCCTACAAAGTCTACAGAGACGTTTGTAAGGCTTGCATTAGCTACGTTTAGCCCATTGCTTGTGCCCGTGGTAATCGTAACGTTGGACACGCTAATGTTGTTAAATGACCCACCAGTAACCTGTACGTTAGCAAGCGTCTCTACGCCATTGGCAATGCCGTTTATGGCGTTAGATAGACTGTTAAAGTTAGCGTCAAGCTGTGATAGCGGAATGGAGGCGGTAGCGCCTGCAAAGGTATTGGGGACGGTGACGGGGAGTGCCATATTAGAACCTCGCTCTTAATTCATGTTCAAGTTGGAAGCCGTTAATTGTAAACGGCGTGGTGTTTCCAGTAAGGGTTAAGCCTAGATACTTACCATACATTTTTGCATCAGATCGGTATAAAAAGTAACCACTCGTTACAGAGCCGCCCTGACTTGTCCAGCCGATTTGTTGGCTACTGTTATTGATCCACGGGATGACTGTGCCGACGTTATTGACCCAAAAGACAGTGTTAGCAAAGTCAATGGCCGCTGATTGTTGATTTTCAGAGTCAATAAACGCTTGCATAGAGGCAAAGCCAGACCCTAAAGTTGCTTCTACGCCCACTTTAAGTGCTTGTTTGTCCCGTATAGGATCACCCATAGGCCAGAGCGCAGTTTCTAGCTCCCAATCAATGCCCGTGGCGTTGTTGGAATAAAACTTAATTAAATTGCTGCCTGTGGTGCCGTACATAAGGATGTTGCCTGCAAGCGTTGCTGAGGCTGTACGGGTAATTGTGCTGCCCTGACTGGTTACAAACCACTTACGGTCAAAGAAAACCAGTTGTATGGTGCGTGGGGTGCCTGCATCGTTGTACACAAACGTCCAAGCAGCGCACAAAATGTTGTTAATAAGGACTTGGCCTGAGGTAATTGGCAAGGAAAAGTCAATGTCCGTGAATATATCGTCGATGGAATCGCTGATTTTGGTGGTGGTTGCACCCACAAGGGCGTACACACCATAACGATTAAGGAACAACATGCTTCGGAAGTACGGAAAAATAGCGTATTTGAAGCCAGAGCCAATGGATGCTGACACATTGGTGTTGGTAAATAGGGTTTCCCCTGTGACAGAGTTCACACGCACGTCGGAAAAGACGTTGATTGAGTCCTCGCCAAAGATGTACAGGAAGTTATTGGCCGCAATAATGGTTGCAATATTGGTTCTAAGCGTGGAATCTGTCAGCGTTAGGAAGCCCGAACTGACGTTTATGAAGTCGTTATAGGTGTCAGCGGCACTGTAATAGACCGTTCGTTCCTCGCTAATCCATGTACGACCTGAAAAAGTTGCTATACCTGTGCCATTTTGATTAAATATCGTACAAGTTGCATTGGCATTTGACCCACCAGCATCGGTAATCGTGATGCTTGGCGCTGCTGTATAGCCTGTACCGGCTTCCGTAACAAGAATTTGTGCGATTGTATTAGCTAAAGTAACAGCCTCACCTGTTGCTTGCACACCACCCGTTTGATTTGGTGCGCTAAACGTCACCGTGACGTTGGTGTAGTTGCTACCACCATCATTGATTGTGACTGAGGCAACTGAACCTATATCGACAAGATTTGTGCCATCCCATGTTTTGTACCCGTTTGCAGGGTCAATGATAAGGATTCTCTCGTTTTTCCACTGCACGATCTGCACGTTGGAATTGGAAAAGGTGTTGGCTGCGGCTAGGTTGCCTTGCGTATTGTTTTCAATGTTGACGTACTGCGCCGAACCGTCTTCTTGAAAGGCAAACAAAAACTCGGTGTTTTGAATGTTTGCCGAGGCCATGTAAGTGACCGTATTAGCAAACGTAACGGTATCTATTGTGTCAGGCGCATTGACGATCTTGACGTTACCAAAACCAATGGGCTGCGTGTTCTCCAACCACGAAAACTCACCCTCACCAATGGCGGTACGGTTGTTCGTAACATTGATGCCCTTAAAGTCTTTGGCTACAAAGTAAGACTTTTTCTGCTCTAACGCTGCCATTTAATACCCCGATTGGTAAGCAGACGGCAGACGACGTGTGAACGTGCTGTTTAAGGCTCCAAGGACTTGTTTGGTGTACTCTTGTTTGAAGATTTCTGACTCGCCGTAGCTTTGCTCTTGGTACTTTGCCTTATGCGCTGCAAAATACGCAACGGCCTCACTAAATGGCGTAGGAATGTCAAGTTCTTCGTCACTCACATTAACGAGTGCCGTTGGCAACACGACGGTATCAAGCTCTAGCTCATAGGTCTGATCGGGCTTGGGGCCGATGTAAATGGTTTTTACACCATAGATTGAGAAGCCAACCGGCCTGCCGTTGTAATTTTGCCAAAAACGCAACTGGGCGTTGAAGTCTGTCCACGCCATGTAGTACATGGGAAAGCGACTGTCACCCCAATAAAGGTTGATGTTAAGCACATCAATGGTGTTGTTGCCTTGCGGCAGCGTAGAGTAGGCAATGGTTTCTTGACCAACTGCCATTGTGTAAGACTGAATAACTCTTTTGCACCCAGAGTCTTGTACGACGTGAATGCGACCGTCGTTAACGTAATCGGTTATCTCTTGGGTTGTCCAGAAATTTCCACTTACATCATGTAGTAGTCGCCGGGTTTCGACGATGTAATCGTTTAGCGTAGGCATACATGCTCATATTCAATGGGCATGGACTTTGGCCGCACCTTTACCACGGGCTTTGAACTCGGGCATTGGTGCGGCTACTCGCTCCACCACCGGGGCTGACAAGTGGACGGGTTTAGTTGGCTCAGAAGAAAAAACAAACTCAGACATGCGTTGCAGTGCAATGGGCAAGTCTGTGTTCATTTTCATCCACCCAAGCCGAACAAAGTAAGGCTCTTTATTATCCACACCATAACCAAAAATATGCTTTGCAATGTCTAAAGAAATTTCAACCTCCTTGCCGCAATGAAAAACGTACTCCCTGTTTTCAAAGCGACCAGTGACGGGCAAATTTCCTTTATTGGTTACAAAGATGCTTTTGCTCATAGCGTAATAATATCTCCATAGACATAAACATCGGCTGTTGCGGCACCACCTTGGGCAGTTGTCAAAGACAAAAACAAATTTTTGACAGTCAAAATATCACCACCCGAGGTGTAGGCAGATGCAATTGTCAGATCAACAAATTTTGTTGCAGCGGTCAAACCTGAGAAGACTTGCGAGTTGGCAACAACAGCGGTACCACCCTTACTTACAGCAGGGTAGATACCGCCCACAGCCGTTGACAAACCAACTGACGCATTGGTTGCAACAATACGGCGAACAATAAACTTAGCCGGTGCAGAAAACATCGTAATCTGCTGATCGTCCGTGGAGTTCATATTGGCACTAATGAGCTGCCCAAGAAGAATCTGTCCGAATCGACTTGGCAGTTGCGTACCTACAGCATTAGCGTCCATTTAGCCCTCCTTTAGGTGTTGTAAGTGCCGGGAGCCGCTTGCTCACTACCCACAATAACGTAGGTAGAGGTTACAAGCTGGTTGCCAAGGTTGCTAAGACGCACGTTCGTACCATCAGAAACGATGAAACCACCGGCGTTGTTGGCAAGAACGGTTGCAAAACCCGTTCCAGCCGACGCATTGTTAACCTGAACCGCCACGTTGACGGTTGGATAAACAATATAAGCACCTGCGGCAAGCACCACATTGGCGGCATTGGTTAGTCCTTGCGAACCAGCCGTAAAATAAGCCGCCGTACTGTTGGCATTAGCATCAGCAATGAGAATTTTATTTAAGGCGAGTGACATGGTTATTTCTCCTTAAAGCGTGAGAGAGTTGTAGCCAGTCACCTTCGTCATCGACTTGGGCTTGGTGCTAACCATTTCAGCAATCATTAGCACGGCACCGACATAACCGATTTGGAAGTTGGGCAGAGTAGATTCAAACCCAGTAAACGCAAACGAAGCCTGTTCATGGATGTACATGGACAGATAGTTAGTGTTTAGCAGGTAGAGCGTACCCTCTGGGCAGTAGGGGTCTGGATAGACAGGAACACCAGCAACCATCAAAGCACGGAAAGCTGCCTGTGGGCCGTTAGCATCACCGTCAAAACCCGATCCCGGGGTAATCATGTACTGCTCTTGACCGACGTAATCTTGAGCAAGCAGCGTCCATGTACCAAAACCGCAAACGCCAAAAGTAGGCACTTCAGCGCAGTGTTTAACTGTGCCAGAGATGTACTGAAGGACATTTTGACGGGTTGGGTTCACAGAACCAGCCGCATACTCTTTCGACTGCCACCAATCGTAAGTGGAGCGATTGATATTTCCGTAAGTGCCGGAAGAATCAACTGCCAAAGGCAGGCCTGTAAATTGTTGCGTGTCGCTGGTGTTGTTGTACAGCGCAGTTGCCATAGCGTCCATCATCACGTTGGTCGCATCGTTCATGCGAGCTTCGATCAAAGGAATAATGGCGTAGTCTTGCTGTACGGCACCTTCCATACCGAGAAACGGTACAGGAGAGACGAGCAGTTTCAGGTTAAACTCAGCGTTATAAGCGCCTTGTTGCACTGAAGGTTGAGCAAAGGAGCCAGAGTAATCTGACCACTGAGCGTTGACGAACTGCGACCCTTGGACGGGCACCGTCACCGACGACACACCGCCTGAAGCGGTCTGACTGTTGGCGATCAGTGCGGCCATAAGGGGCGTAGAGTTATAAATCTGCACGACCATTTTCGGGATAAACGCACGCCGAGTAACATAAGTTAACTCAGTGAACTGATTACTACCCGAGGCCGGTAAAATTCCACCGCCGATAGGCATAACGATCTCCTAAACTAAAAAGCCCCTAAAACAAATAAATAGAATCCTAAAACCCGATGGCCCGAGGATTCTTCCTAAATTCTGCTAATGCAGCATGTGCGGCATCACGGGCAGCACCCACAGGATTCTTCATGTAGTCCTGAGTATTGAACCTACTCATAACTGGCTGAGGAAACTGGGAGGGTGTTGGAGCCGCTGCTTGCTTCATCCACGAATGGTATTCAGCAGCAGTTTCGTGATTGGCAATGCCTTTTTCAATCATCAACTTTTCAATGTCTGCAATGTCAGCGTCAGAGTCAGCAAGTTGTTTTGTTTTTAAGTTGTTGCGCCGACGCTCAAGTTCTTCCTTAGCGTCTTTTGCACGCAACTTAGCCTCCAAGCTCTCAACCCGTTTGTTGGCTGTTTCCAACACGGCGTTAGTGCGCTCTTCAATTTCAATCTCAGGGATTGGAACATCAGGACGCACTTGCTTCGTCAGTTGCAAGAACTGCTTACGAGTCTTTGGGTCTTCAGCCAATGACTTGGCTAAGGCTGCAAGCTCTGCTTGTGCTTCAAGTGAAAGATTTTCTAATGACATAAGTTAGCCCCTTTGCTGTGTCTAGATAACCTTTTTACCATCACCGGGTTTGCTAAGAGTCATCTTATTCTTAGACCCGATTTTGGCTGCGTCTTTAAGACCGCCAAAAGTTGCGTAACGAGGCGTGTTAACAATCTGCCCGTTTTGTTGCGTGTTGTCCGTAGGACGACGGGGAGACATGTTGCCCCGAGGCTTAAAAAGTTCCATGTGTAACTCCTATATGGGCATGGGTGGTTGCTGAGTACCGGGTACTGGCGCTTGAGCAATGGCCCTTGCCTCGGGCGTTGCGCCTCCCGCCTGCGGCAAGGTTTGAATAAGATTCATAATTTCGGCAGGCATGAGTTCTCGGGTTGAGGATTCACGTTGCCCAAACTGATTAGTAATGTCGCCGACCACTTTTTGAAGCGCCATGCCCTCTTCGGATTCCATGCCAAACTCTTGCAAGGCGTTTTGCAGCATGTCCAAGGCCATCATCACATTGAGACGGGCCTGCTCCATGTTGCCTTCTTGCGGTTCGGGGGTTGTCATCGGGCTAGACATAGGTGCAGTCATTGCACCCTGCTCACTTGGCGGGGGTGTTTGCTCAGGCATTTGATCTGCCTTAAGCATGTCCATCATTTCTCTGTTTGAAACGGCCATGTGTTTACCTTTAACTATGTTGGGTCGATTGTTTGTTCATAGAAACTATCGTGTCAACCAAAAAAAGGGTGTACAAATGAATTTCCCCACTTAGCGTTTGCTCATTGAACGACCATAACCGCCTTTAGGCATAGGCCCACGTTGGGCTTGGCGGGTATAACTGATGCGTCCCATGTCTTTATTGCCAGTATTAAGTTGTTTTTGTGTCATTCGGGGCTGATCGCCGCCTTTAATCATACCTTGGTTGCCATTTTGCGCCATTTTAAGCTCCTTGCGGGGGTGGTAGGGCTGGTTGTGCCCCTTCAGGTTGCGGAATAGCAGGCGATTGGGGTGTTTCGCCCACGTTTATCGTCTGTTTTTTCAAATCTTCAAGCAAAAGTTGCTTCATTGGTGGGTCAAGCATGTCAATAAGGCGCTCTTTGCTGATTGCACCAGCATTAAATAGGTTGAATGCAAGGTCACGTTGGTCTTCCATGAAGATCGGGCTGTTGCTATGCGCATCAACTTTGACGTTAAAGTCGTTGGTGAACTGCGCAGCAATGAATTTATTGCCATCTTCATCGACGTATTGGGTGTCGTCGTAGATCATCATTAGCTTCAAATAGATCGTTGCTAGCTTTTCTAGACTGGATTCGATAACCAAAGCACGTTTTTTTGCCCTTGAAGAGCCTAAACGGGCTAGTTGAGAGGCGTGCCCTGCGCTTCTAACGCCGCTTTCACCCCTGCCTTGCAGCACATTGACGATGCCAGAGGCCTCAGCAAACATCGCATCAATCTCTCCGATCTCCCTAAAGATGTCATTAGGGATGTCGGGCATGAATTGTTCGACCCGAGCGTTGGGCATATCGTTGGCTATCAAGCCACCGGCACGCCTAAGTGCAAAGGATTTCTCATCCAAGATGCCGCCAAAGCCCATTAAAGCCGTTGGTGGGTCAACTTGTTTGTCTAAAAGCTGCATGATCTGCGTGGTGCGCTTATTACGCATGTCTTGCAAGAAGACAAGCCGCTGCACCTCAGACTGCCCCCAGTAGTAATCGTACTGTGGGTTGGGGCAGACTTGGACAAAGGGCACTTCGCCCTCTAAAAACATCTTCCTCGACGGGCGGTCATAGATCACCACATCGGGGTCAGCAATAGTTACGCAAACGTAATCGTTAATCTCATCATCAAAGACCCACAGCTCCCGCATCTTGACGGTTTCTTCGGCAATCTGCGCAACATAACGGTTGACACCCTCAAGGCTTAGGTTGATGTTGCCGTAGATGGTGGGGTTGGTGGCCGAGGTAATGACCCGGTCAATGCCGCCTGCACTGGTTTCTGTTTGCTGCTCAGAAAATGTGATGCGCTGCACCAATTCATCCCGCTTGGGGTGGCTATACAGGCGTGAGAAAAGCTCACTGCGGGTCATGTAATACTCTTGCACCATCGCTTCTTGGCGGTCTGTATAGGGCGTATCCTCACGCAAAACGCCCATAACAGAGGGTTCTACCATGTAGGGATGGATGCCATTGCGCCAAATGGGTTTAATAAAGGTGGTGCTAAAGCAAAAAGACCAGTTCACAGCCTGCCCAAAGACCTGATCGGTGTTGCTGTTAAGCCAATAGTCGTAAAGTGCCTTGGTTAGGATGGGCACCATCTTGTGAAACTGGGTGGGTTGGCTTGCACCAATGTTGATTGAGAACCGTGTGCTGTCGGCTGCGTACATAAAGGCCGAGAGTTGATCGATGTGCGGAAAGATTTTGTTGTATTGAGCAGGCGATTCTTCGGGGCCAGCGCCAAAAAGGTAATAGGAGCGCAGTCCGTCGTAGCCCATCTTGCGGTTTTCAAGGGACACCATGCACTTTTGCATGATGTCGATGTAGAAAAATTCTCTTTGGAGTGGGTCGCTTGGGATTCTCATTTCTTCATCTGCAAGTTCTGATGGTCAGCAATGTAAGAACCCACCTTTGGCCCTGTTAGCTTCGTATCTTGTTTAATGGCCCCAATTCCACTTACGTTTTCACCGGCAACGGGTCTTAGGTTAAACCCTGATAGGTCGCCCGGACTGCCCCATTTAGGAGCAAAAGGATTATCAGGCTTTTGTTGAGCAAACCGTGGCGGTTGCGCTTCGCCTTCTCGGACTGACTTAACATCGTTCATATTAAAGTCCATTGCCAATTGTCGAACCGTCTTGTCGCTGCCCTTGGTACGATCCGACATCGTGCCCACAGGTTGCAAAAAGACCTGTTGTACATCGCTGCATCCATGAGGACACACTGCTTTTCGTGATTCAAAATACCCGTGAGCCGGGCATTTATAGTCATGCACTACGCTCATACTAGCCCCTTTCTTTCTCAGTCATCAAGTCTTTTAGTAGAAAAACTGTATTTGTTTTGCAAACCGATAGCTATTTTGAATCCATCTCTGGTCTTTTCTATGCCCATAGAGCGCCGGTAGACGGGCTTGGGCTTAGGGTGGTAGCCAATAAAACGCTTGCCAAGGATGTCCATTCTGGGGCCAGCCTCGCCCTTCTCAAGGGCTAGCAGGGCTTTGGATACCTTACGCTGACTGCTTTCAGTAAAGGTGTCTTTCCTGTCCCTAAGTACAGCCTCAAAGTGCCGGTAGTTCATGCAGGCAAACTCGGCAAACATCTTCATAGAAAAACCTTTACGCCGGTTTTTACGCATAGCGTCAACCCGACGGTAAATTTCATCTTTCGGAAGAACTGTGTACATAGCTAGAAGCCCAACGCTTTAAGGTAGTTGCCGACTTGCTTTTGGACTTGAGCAACTTCGGCACTTTCTGAACCGTCTTGGTTGGCCTTTTGTTCTCTGGTAAGTCGCATGGCAAGCAGTCTTGGCTGGACTTGCTCGGCATAGGCTGCACAGGCCAACGCTGAAGCAATAACCCGATCATCTTTTCCCCTTCCGTAGGCGGCAATGGTTCCTTGATCTCGAACGATTCCCTTCATCTCGTCCAATAACTCGGTGCTGTAAACGTGCAACATGTTGCGTTCAAAGTAATCTTTGAAGTAGTTAAGCATCCGTTCTTTGCTGTTGTGTGTCGTGACCCATCCTATTGAGTTCGATACATTGCCAAAGTTGTCGTTTCTACGCCAGAGGTAGTGCTGCATGTTGCCAAGCACGTCGTGCAGGCTTTTACCTTCTTGACCACCTATGCTGGTGGCCTGCCGTTTAAGATTTCTCATCTCGTTAATCACAGCCTGACCGGGGCCGTTAACTTCTAAGTTAAGCGTGGAGTTGCGATAAGCGCCAGCAAGGTAGCAAATCACCCAAGCAAACTGAAACGTATTGAGTTCACTGGTACAGAACTCAGCGACTTGATCCAGCCCGTCGGCATAGCAACGGTAGACCTGCACGCAAAAGCGGTCTGCCCAATCACTGCTGCCATAGGCAGGGTCAGCACCAATCACGTAATAGCCTTGCGGCATTGGCTCTTCCCAAATCGTCATGGTGGACAGTCTGGCATTGCTTTTTAGTAACTCGGTGTCTTGAAAGTTAGCGCCCATACTAAAGCGAAAATAGTTTGCCTCAATGCGTTTAGCCACCTTCATAGCGTCTGTACATCGGGCAGTGGAGAAGAAGCTGCTGCCCGTCATAATGAAGGCATAGTCTTCAGTAGGCGGGAATTCCTGATACATCAGGGATTCGTCTTTGAGGCCTTCGTAGAGCTTCCAGCGCCACCACGCCATTTGCCTGCTGTTGATCTCAAAGTTGTAAATCTTACGAACTTCCCGAGTCCATTCTTTTTCTTCGGCACTTAGCTTGCCATCCCAGTAGGTGCGGTAAACGTCACTTTTAGGATCAGCCGCATAGAGTTGGTTGCGCCACCAGCCGCAGAAGATTGCCTTTTGCGTCTTTGCCTTTTTAGCAACCGTCCACATGTCGTGGTACATATTGAAACCTCTAGCAGTGCTTTCAAACATGTAGTAGCGCAAGGGGTTGGTTTCCGCTAAGGAGGCCAGCAGGGAGGCTAGGCCTTCTTCATCACCCCAAGATGATGTCTCTGTGCCATGCAAGAAGGTAATGCCCTTACCACGGCCTAGCGTGCCCTTAGAGCGTGTACCCGCCACTTGGTAGAACATGCGACTGCGGTTCTTTAATACCATTTGATTGCGGTTATGGCTCATCAAGGGAATCTTGTATTCCTTAGGCAGGCCATCCATGTACATCTGAAGGGTGCTTCTAAACTGCTCCCGGTTTTCTTCTGTATCGGTTGTTAGGGTGCCTTGCATCCCCGGGTTAAGAAAATGCCAGTACAAGTCCATTGCCAGACTAATCGTCGTGATACCAAGCTGTCTACCCTTGAGAACAATAAAGAAGTGAATGTTGTCTTCTAAGCCTTTAGCCACCTCATCAATCACATAGGTCTGGGTGCCAAGCAGGGTATCGCCTAGCGTAATCATCCCTTGCTCTTTGGATTCAATCCTTAAGTGTTTACAAAACTGGTAGAACTTCTTGGTGTCAAAGTTCATTGGTTTTTTCTAAAACGCACAAACCGTGGCAGTTTTCATGCCAGTCTTTAATACGCCAATTGGTGTACTCAGCTAAAAAGTCTTGGATAGCAGGTTGCAACCCCTCTTTAGGGCTGCCATCTTTAATCTCATTCTTTGTCCCATAGGGTGCTTCCACATCGTGCATGACAATGTACTTGCGTGCTTTCTTATTGTGCAGACTTAGCTCTAAGGTCAACTGCCCATAGGTGTGCAAGGTGTCAATAA